CAACAACCTCTGCATTTGCAGCGGCGACCGCCACTTCAGATGCGCGCATTGCGGCGCCAGCGGCACCCATCTTGGCTACTTCTTCTTTTCTGGCAACGTCAATCACAGCCAGCGTTTTTGCGATCTCCACCGTCTTCGCTTCAGCAACAACTAGCGATGCCTGCGCCATTGCGGCAGACGCAGCAAGCATTTCCTTTTGCGCGGAACTGGCCGCGAATGCTGAGACTACTTGCTTGCCAGCATCGGCGGCTTTCTTGCCGACCATATCAAATGCGCCGGCCAGCAAATAAATAGATCCGCCAGTGATAGCGTAGCTTCCAATCGTGTCGAGATTTTCAGCTAGGAATGCGATAGAGTTGGCAAGCGCGCGTGAAGTGCCGGTGGCATTATCCATGCCGCCAACAAACGTAGTCATCGCCGAATTAAGGTTTGTGAAAGCGCGGCCAATCGTGAGCGGAAATGTCGCAAACTCCGCATCAAGCAACTTGGTGTTTTCAGTCACCTTCATTATCATGTCGCTGGTGAGCTTGCCCTGCTCACGCATCTTGTAGAGTTCCTTGAACGTGACGCCCAAGGAATCAGCAAGCAACAACATGAATCGAGAGTTGTTCTCCATCACGGAGCGGAACTCGTCGCCGTCCAACTTGCCCTTCGCGATGGCTTGCGAGAACTGAAGCATCGCGGCTTCGGCCTGGATTGTTCCGGCGCCGGAAACGACAAGGGCCTTGTTGAACGTCTCCGTCAGTTTGATGGCATTCGAGAACGAATTGCTCGCACTCATGCCTGTGTTCTGGAGGCTCTGTGAAATCTTCTGGACAAGGCCAGCCGTCGCCGTGAGCGAGGCATAGGTGTCCATCGCGACTCGCTTCACCGCGCCAAGAGACGCGCCGAAGTTGGCGTTTGCACCTGAGGCGAGTTTGACGCGGGCAGATAGGTTGGCGAAGTTGTCAGCCAGCATGCGCAAGTCATGCGCCAACTGGACCGCCACACCGATATTGAAAACGCGCTTGAGAACCTTGCCGGTTTCGTCGGCGCGCTTCTCGATACCCTGAAGATGTCCGGATACCTGAGTCCGCATTTTTGCGAACTCTCGCTCCATGATTCGGGCGGCTCGCCCAACGTCAGTTTCGAGTTTGGCGATCTTCGCCTCAAGTTCGATACTGACTTTGCCGATAGCCGCCATCTTCAATTCTCCGTCTTTGGCTTTTCTACAATCAACTTGTCCCTGCCGAGAGCGTCGATAATAGTGTTGATGTCATCGTTCACATCATCGTCGCTAACGTACCTGTTCTTCTCAGTCTTCCATGCGTCCTTGAACAACATGAAATCAGATACTTTCTTGGCTGGCTTGTTCTTCCCCTTTTTGCTGTTGTAGATCAGCGAGCAAAGGTAAGCGATTACAATCTCGGTTCTCTCTTGCGGTGTTGGCTCTTTACTCAGCTTCTCAGCCCAAGCCATCATTTCCCATGCCGGCAATGCCATTTCAAGCATGAATACCGGCATGTGAAACAACTCAGAAAGCCGCATCAGGAACCGAAACTGCGGATCGCTTACTCTGGCTTTCCCGCTTCATCCACTTCGCGGTTCACGTCCTCGGCGCACTTGTAGAGTTCCTTGATGAGCGCATCGGGGAGCTTGGAGACTGCCTCGGCATTCTGAAACAGGGTCTTGCCCTTCTCGTCCACGATGCACATGGCGACCAAGACGTGCTGCTTCTGGATGAGATCCTGAAGCGAAAACTCGGCGCCGGAACTCACGCCGCCAGAGATCGCGATCTTGTTTCCAGGCGTCAGCTTGAGCCGGTCGCCGGCAGAAATGCGCTTGATGAAGATCGTCTTCTCGATCCCGGCGACGTTGATGACGCGGGAAATCGGAAGGACCGTGACAGCGAGAATATCGCTGAAAAACTCGTTTGCGTTCATGCCTACCTCATAGGTCGCCAGCGAGCACGGGACTTGCACGGCAGACACAAGTCTGGTTCCGCGCCCGCTGACACGATTGCCGTTGAGCCGTTACTACCGATGCGCAATATTGCGCATCGGAGTGATTACGCCTTCGGAGTGAAGGTGATCGCGCCGGAGACGCGCAGGGAGCCCTGCACGCGAACGGCATCATCGGTCTGCAACGTGATCGTGGCTTCCTGCACGCCGGCTTCAAAGGTGAACCACGAGCGAGTCGTCGGCTTCGAGAACACGTCGCCGGCAGCGATGGTCGGGGGCGCGGTGCCGTCCGAAAGGCCGATGGCCCACTGGTAGCGGGAGCCTCCGCTGATCGCCAGGACGCGCTGGTGGACGGCGCTCTGCGGGGCGAAGTTCATGCCGAAGCTGGCCTGACCGTTGTCCTTCAAGCCGACGAGGAATTCGCGGGCCGTGGAGTCCATGTTGGTCACGTCGATGTCAGACGCGGCGCCGCCGAGTCCGTCGATGTTCGTCAGATTGGTGATGCGGACAACTGCGGCAGGGGAGACGCCGTTGTCAAGCAAAAAAAGTTGTGAACCCTGCGTCTTCAGTTCGCCAGACATTGTTCGATCCTCTCCGGGTTAGGTTGCTCACGCTCGGTTCCTCCAGAAACTGAAGGTAAGCATGACAACATGGAGTTTAGTCTCGAACTCCCAATCGCTCACCGGAGCGCTTTGGGATTGTGACCACTGCTGGAGTTCGTCGCGCACGGCTTCGGCAAGGTTCTGGGCGACGGACGGACTTCGCGCGAAACAGTTAATGTCTACGGAAATCTGATCTATGCCTGGATTCTCACCGAGATAGTTTTGCGGAATGCCGCCAGATATTCCCCACACAACATACGGCTCATTGGTTCCTTGCGGAGCGACATTCAAATACAACTTGTCTCCGGCAATGGCAACTACGGATGCACTACTAGAAAGGTATTGATAAATCGGCGGGAACATAATTACCTTCCTAGTTTCTTCAGTTCAGCTTCGACTCTTTTCTGTAGCGTTTCTTCAAAGACTTTCACTGAGCGAACAGCGAGCATGTTGAATGCGTTGGTGAGATAGCGCTGCGGGCGCTGGCCCCTTCCTGGCCCGCTGGTGCCGAACTCGACAAAGTGCCAGTAGTAGGCCAGCGCAGTGCGTGGCCCAAAGAGCTTCCCGGCCCCGCGCTTACGGCTGCCGCGCACTGCAATCTGGTAGCGCTCGCTGGCGCCGACCTTGGCTGGATTCCTGTCGCGCCAGATGTAGATGCTGCGCTTCAGCAGTCCAGGCATCGGGGTGCCCTTTCCCTGCGGTGCATTTGCAATCGCCTGCTTCTTGATGACCGCTGCCGCAGCGTACAGTGCGGATCGAACTGGCCCGCCGCGTCGTCCAGCAATGGCTGCCGGCAAGGCCCGGAGATTCCTCAGCGCCTTGTCCAGACCAACCAACTTGACGTACTGCGTTGTCACCCGTCGTTGATCCCTGCGCGGATCTGGATGTCAATCGTGCGCGCAGCAAGAACGTTGTCGGCAATCGCCTTGATGTCGTAATACACGTCATCCATCAACACGCGGCAGTCTTCTGTGATCGAGTTGTTGACTACCGTCTCGGCACGCACCTTCATAATGTAGTCGCGGATCGAGTGAAGCTCGTCAGCGACGATTGGTTCCTTCAGTCGCTCCGACAGATTCTGTCGCTTCACGCCAACCCATGCCGTACACACCGTTATCCAAACGATTTCCATGTCGCCAGACGTGGAGCGCGAGTTCACCGGGCGCTGGAATGTCGCGCGCCTGTCGAAGAATCTCGCGTCGGTGTAGTCGCGGTCACTCATACCAGCGGAATCCGAAACCGCTCGATCAGCCGGTCATACGCCTTCTGGAGAATGTCGTGATCCACCGACTTCAGGTTGTCGTATGCAAGCTGGACGTGCAGCAAGCACGCCTGCTGGAGCCCACGGGGGACGTTTGCGCGATAGTCGTCAACCGGGCTTCCAGTGCCCTCGTAGCCGGTCACGTAGCGCACCGTCACCGCATCCTGCCGATAGTAGATGTCGGGCCAGGATTGCCCGTCCTGAAGCCCAAGGATCGGGATCGTGCTCTGCCTGACTTGGTACACGCTTGCCGCCAGCGATTGCTCGACGTTCGTGCCGTCGTAGTAGCGCACCTGAGAAATGCTGATGAACGGCGGTCGCAGTAATGCCACCGGGAATCGGCCACACTGGATTTCGATGGTCTGCTGAATCAGCGAGCGCCGCGTGTCGTTCTCAACTGCCTCGCGCGCAGCCTCGATCAGCATGTCGAAGGTAGCGTCATTGGCGTGCGACGGTGGAGAGCCGGTCGTGTCCAGCCGCAACCACTCGTAGACCTGGGTCTTGGTGATCGGCTCAACTGGCGGCTGAGTAATGACTGTCAGTTTCATCGCTCAGCCTCCCACAATTCGGCATGCTCACTTTCAACCATGCCAGGAACGCCCAACGTGTAATGGGCGATCTTCGGGCACTCCGGCTTTGGTTGCACTCCAACAAGCCAATTCCACGAAGGATGTAATTCTCCAATCTCATTGTCGTTCAACCAATAGAATGCGTGAAGATCGCGGCCTGGGCGCGTATTGACATCAGATAATGTGAGGCGCTTATTCGCTGGATGATTAACATTCCAGAGAACCACGCTCGACCAGTTTTTTCGACTGTACGCAACTTGCGGCTGTCCGTCCATTTTCAGGCCAGACACATTCCCCATGTCATGCTTCACCACCATCACAGCATACTGAGGATCAGCAAGCGCGATCAACTCAGCAATGTCGGTGAGGAAGATGATGTCGCAATCGACGAATAGCGCCCACCCTTCTTGCGCAAGATGCGGAGTGATGAAGCGAGAGTTGGAGAAGTCCGTTGAGCATGGCGCATTACTCACCAAGTCCCAAATGACTCCACCGCGCCTATCGACAGTGCGATTAAGCATTCCGAAGTCAGCAAGTCGATTGGCGTCAACGGTAGTAATGCAGACTGGCACCGATGCGCGCCTGAGAAGCGATTTGCACGCCACTCGATACGCCTCATCCTCGCGCTTGTCGTATCCGATATATACTTTCAGCACGGCTTTACGCACTCCAAGCGCATGTCTCGATGCTTGCGCTTACCGTGGAACTGAGGATCGCACTCTCGGATCTTGATGAATCCGACTTCCTTGAGCACTTGGGATAGCTCGTCAGGAGTCCACCCCCACTTGTGCATCATAAGCGGATTCGAGAACGAGTGATCGCCATATATGCCCTGCTTCCCCATCTGATGCGGGGCGCCATTGGCGACAGCGATGCAGCATTTCTTGAAGTCTGGAAGCTCCAGAATCAGACGACCGCTAGGAGCCAGAAGACGCATCCACTCGCGCAAGACTGCCGGCGCCTCCCATCGGTGGACATGCTCAATGACGTGGATCGCCATTGCCTCGTCAGCGCATCCGTCAGGAAGCGGGATCGCCGTGAAGTCGCACGTTACGTCTGCGGCGCCATCTGCGTCAATTGAGATCCAACCGGGCGGGCGCTTGTTTCCTGCGCCGATGTTAAGACGGACAGGATGTGCCGCCAGCAGGCCAGAGATTCTGTCGGTCTGTACTGCCACCACGCCAGCGACCGAAGGAACCTCAGCCGTTCCTCCATGCTCGGATTCTTCGGGTTGCATATGTCGGCACCGTACAGTTTGGAGGCGGCGCCATCTTCGCATACCACGGGGATTCCGGCCAGACAGGCGTCGATGGCAACATTGCTATGCCGCACCACAACCATTCGAGCGCCGCGAATCACGTCTTCGATAGGCGAGTTCACATTCATCCTGATGCCGACAGTTTCTGTCGCACCTGACTTCGGGCGGTAGATCAGCGGCACGCCAGGATACGCGCGCTTCAGTTGCTCCAGCCGCTTCCGCTCCCACCAGTTCCCGTCGATGCCGTACTGGTGCCGACTCTTTCGCCCCATGCCACACAGGACGATATGCCCGTCAGGATTGAACTCGTTTCGCAATGGCTTTGCCGTCGCATCCCACCGGGAAGGATCGGCGTCATCAGCCATCAGGTGCTGCGGGTGGAACGCATTGATTGTCAGGCGCATCGGATAGGAGTTGTTGTCGCCCCTGCCGTAGTAGCCCAAGTCCCAACCAACGCAGGGACGGCCAGACAACAGATGATCCTTCCACTGAATCATCTTCACCGGGTGCCCGACACCGTACATCATCAGGACGTGTGCGGCGCCTCGATACTCGCGCGTCACCGTTGCCTTTACGCCGGCAGTATCGGCCGACTCAGCCATCGCGTTCAACATGCGATGGCCTTTGATATTCATCTTGTGGTCAATCAGAATCTCAACTGTGACAGCCATGACAGATAATTCTCCGCTACAGATTTCACAGTGATTGCGTTCCTGAGAAACTGATTATGAATCTCAAGGCGGGCCTCGTATCGTTCCAGCCAGTCGAGCGCGACAGTAAGTTGAGACTTGTTCTCAACCCAATACTCGAATCCCGTCATCGTCTCCAAGTACCCGCATTCTTTTCCGCCGATAAATGGCGTTCCTGATGCGTGTGCGTTGGCGAGCTTAACCCCGGACTTGTAGTGGCGCGCGGCATAACCAACATGATCGCGAAGACCAACAACAACATCGAACGATGCAAGCGCTTCTGGCCCTGACGCTTGGACGAACTGAATCCCACGATCAGCACATTCCTTTTGCAGTATTGCGCCCCACCGAGAGACGTAGTTTCCGCCGCCCTCGTAGCCAACGACCCTGAGATCACGGCGCACGGGGTTCTCGTGGATGCCTGGACGCCCATGGTGCGGGAGCCACTTCACCGGGCCGCGATAGAACTCCTGAATGTCCTGAGCCATCCGGTGCGTTGCCGCAACGATTGCTGCCGGCTTGATGGTGGCGATCATGCCCTGCAACCACGATAGGCATTCCGACCTGTCCCAATCGTTCCCGTGAGGCTGCGGCCACGCATCCACCACATCCCACACAATCGGGCGCGCGTACCTGCGGCAATGGGCAAGGATTTCCTCTGTCGGGCGCTTTACCAACACCACGAGATCAGCTTGTCGGATGTCTGCTTCCGTGGCATTTGCGATCACATTGGCGCCAATGGCAGCGCCAAGTTGAACGGCCCTTATAGAGAATGAGCCGGACTTTCCCTTGCCGGTGACGAGAATCATTGGATTAGTCGCCCACAAAACTTGGCAGCAATTCTTTCGTCATATCCCAGCACGCCGCCATTATCTTCCCGTATCGCTCGATGTCATGGCGAGAGCACCCATGAAGCATCACCCGGTCCTGCTCGTCGAAATGCCAGTCTGAGCACCCATCCAACTTCACCGATCCATGAAGGTAGACTTCAGCATCGTCAAGTGACTCAACCCAATCCATCGAGTTGTCACCGCCTTCGCGACGATAAATAAATGGGCCATCTGGAGCGCCGGTTCTTCCGCAGATGTCGTATACCTTGAAGTCAACCCGGCACTCGTTCACTTCGGCGACGACGGTGAATTGAAGTTCCTCCAAGTCTTTGCGTATCACCGCCACTCTCCGAATAGAAATGCCTCGGTACGCGCAATGTACTTCACACCATCAATCTCGGCTGCTGGAATCTTACCCTTGGGCTCGACTTCATTTCCGTAGTGATAAGCCGTTGCAATCACCTTGATGCCATGAAACAACTCTTTCAGGCCCTCCACTGTGAAGCGGAAGTAGTCCGATGGATAGGAGTGTCGGCGCCATGCAAACGGCGCTGAGACAACAACGGTGCCATGTGGCGCCAGCATCATCTTGATGTTCTGCGCGATCAGCCAGGGTCGCTTCGAGTGCTCAAGGACGCTGATGCACTCGATGTGATTGAAGACGCCAAGGGCACTCGGCGTATGCCGGTCCTCAAGGTCGATCTTCCAGTCCACGCCATCACCGGCAATCGCATCCACGCCAATCGCATTCGGGTAGCGCTTGCGCCGATCCTCTTTCTGCGTGTCGTAGAGATTCGATCCGCAGATGAGCGTCCTGCCGTAACTGCCGACAGGCGTGCGTCCGTTCAGGTGCTGCTCGACAAAGGCGTCGATGTGATTCGTGGTTTCAATGTCCATCGCGAATCCTGTTCATGGCTTCAGCTGGCGACAAACAAGTATCGCGCCGCCCCATGACAAACACCATGGCGCCGGGCTGCACGGGATACTGCCCGCTTGCGACTGCGCAGATGGCTGATGGGGAATTGAAAAGGCGAATGCCGCCCTTGAGTTGCGCGGTCATTTTCGCAAGAAAGGCGACATCAAACGGAACCGCGCCAGTCCCATCACTCCACTCGCCCATCTTGTCGATAACGTTAATCACGTCTGGAAACTTGCCGTCGATCAAGTCAAGTGGCGAGTGGTAGACGATCTCACTGCGGTAGTTGACGACGCAGACGGAGTTGTCCTCCAGAACATAAACGCGGTTGTTCTTCTTTAGGTACTGAATCGGAATCTGCGGGATGATTACCGACTTCGCTGCGATTCCGACAAACGGCGACACCATCAGGCAATGTCCGTCAGTCGCAGCAAGAAACTTCTCGCTGCAATAAACACCATTCAGATAGTAGCGAACATCATCCTTCGCCGAGAACTTCTGAACGACCGCAAACACATCAGCCGGGATGTCGATGACGACCGGCAATTTACATACTTTCATTTCACGCCCCTTTGCATTCAATGAGTGTTTTGAAACATTCGCCTGATTCGATTTCACTTACTTTCCACATGGCGCTTATTCTCACTAATTCTGCGCTTGGCTATCTCGTAATACATTTGATCTTTCTCAATGCCGATAAATTTGCGACCCGTGTTGGCGCATGCAACCCCGGTTGTTCCGCTACCCATGCAATTATCTAGCACCGTTTCACCCTCGCGGGTGTAGGTGCGGATTAGGTACTCCATTAGGGCGACGGGCTTTTGCGTGGGGTGAACTTTCCCTTTTTGACTGGCGTTGCTCACCTCAATGACGTTCGTCGGGTACTTGTGGGTGTACTCGCGCTCCAAACCATCGTTGTAAGCCAACGGACTGCTGTCGCTACTCGAATGGCACTTCGACTTTTTGATCTTGTCCCGCTCGACCATCTGCGGGTTGTAGGTTGCAAGCGCACCATTTCCATTGCCGAAAACGACAACATCTTCGGTTCGCATCATTGGTCGGAACTTCGCAATCTGAAAGCCGACACCGCGAACCTTGTCCCATATCCAGCAATACTTAAACTCCCTCATGTTGCTGGCAATCAGCGCCGTGGTGAACGGCTGGCTCGCCGTCAGAACAATGGCCGCATTGCGCCTCGCTACCCTGCGGTACTGCTTCCATAGTTGCTCAAACGGGATTACCGTATCCCACTTACAGGCTGTGGTGCCATAGGGTAGATCACACAGAATCATATCTACCGACTCATCTGGAATGCTATTCATAAGCTCAAGACAGTCGCCGTGCATTAGCTGAAAAGCACCTTGAGTCTGGCTCATAATATCGGCACAGCCTTCCACAAAATTTATGTGGTCGCCTATATGCTCAAAATCGGATACAGGCGCATCTTTTTCTTGTAAAGGAAGAATTTTGAACGCCACTAACTTATCTCCAAAAGAGTGCTGAATGCGACCCCGGATTCTATCTCGCTTACTCTCCACATGGCCCATGCAAGCCTGCGGAACATCGTCAATCGAGCCATGTCATCTTTGACCGGGCCTGCCTGCAAATGCTTAACGTGCCGCGCTGCGGAAGCACCAATCCATTTGTCGAACGAGTGAAAGACGGGCACCCCGATTGACAGCGCCTTGATTGCCGCTCCACTGCCCCACGTCACGCAATACTGCGCTGAGCCAATGTCATCCGCCAGCGGCCTGCACACCGTCTGGATGCCTGGGTGAGCCCTGACTCGGCACTTGATGCCAAGGCTACGCATGACCGACAGCATCGACGGCGCCCACGACAGCGGCATCGCCACGCTGGCCGGGCCGATGCCTCGCTGCGGCAGAAGAACAGGCTCACCCGTTCCGTTACGCCAAGGCTCAAGTTCAACGCCAAGGGAATCCCATCGCTCATTTCCGTGGTGCGGCCATTTCCCTGCGCCGTTATGCTGGCTCAGTGCTGCCGCATACCACCGATCTCCAGCGAAGTCGTTTCCGAGATAGCCGTTCTCCATCACGATCACTGTTCCGCCGCGCGCCTCGACTTCAGACGCGGCCTGATCGCGCCATCCGTAGCGGTTCCAGATCACGATCAGATCGGTCTGCGTCGTGTGATCGACGAGCGTATAGCCAAGACGACGAAGCCCAGCACGTATCGCATCAGCGCGATAGTGCGGGGTGTCCTTGACCATGGAGCACGCCAACTTCAATCTTTCTCAGCCTTGATGAGATCCAAAGCCTCGGCGCGGGTGAACCCGTTGGCAACCAGTTGCTTGAACTTCTCGCCGACTTTCTTGGCGAGCAAGGCTTCCAGTTCCAGCATGGATGCCATGTTCTTCTTGAAGTCCGCAAGGGCTTCATCGACGGCATTTCCCTTGGGCACGAGTGCCACAACAGACGACGGGCGCTTGTCCTCGCTCATCGAAGCAACCCAAGGCCCAGCAGGATCGACTGCTCGACGGCACGCCACTCGGCGCCATTCTTCGGGTACGTTCCGTCACTCACCGTCAGCGGATGCGGCATCCTGACTGTGCGGCACGGGCGCTGCTCAAGCCGGCTGATCGCCAGTTCGCGCCCGGTGCGGCGGCAGAACTGATCCTGCGGAGAACAGTAGGCGATGCCGACGAACGCCAGTTTGCCGTTCGCGCTGATCCGGTAGGCGATGGTGAAGCGACGCTCAAGGTCGTGGTGGATCGAGACGCCTTCGGGCACCGGGGCCTTGACGGTGCGACCGTAGATAGATGCGTCCATCTGCTCATCAACGACGACATCGTTGCGGCGCTCTTGGAACACGGCGCCATGCTTGGCTTGCCCTCCACTCAGCGCGCCAAGGATCTCCTGTTCGCGTGGCGTGAAGCCAGACGGCGTGGCGGGCGCAGAATCGAGAACGCCAAGCACTTGCATGTGGACCGTTGGCGTGCGAAGGAACTCGCTTCTGTACTCAACCTGCTGAACGAAGAACTTGAAGCCATCCAGCGCGCCGCCGAACGCACTCACATCAACCGTTATTTCTTTCTTCTCACTCATCACATTTCCCCTAATGAAAGACTACGAAAGCGCTTCTTCTATTGGCACTTTCGGGAAGCATTCTAGCATCGAATCAGGACTACAATTCAATACCTCGATGCCAAGTTCTTTCATCGGCTTTACAATGGTCGCGAAACGACGCCCCATTGCAATGAGTTCGTCGTCGCCGGGATTGCGTAGCGGGGATGGATGATGACCATGGTGATGACGGCCATTCTTGTTCGTCAGATCGACGCCGCATAGCAGGATGCGCGATGCGCCGGCCTGCGCCGCGATGTGCAGCGCTTGGTACGCAGAATTGCCGCCAGTGCGGATCTTGCCTGGGCTTGGATCGTAGCCTTCCGGCCCGGTGGGGTGCAGGTAGTTGACGGCTGGAAAGCAGTTCTCGCTCGCCGTCACCTTGATGCCGGTGTGCGACAGGGCTTCCTGCTGGTAGGTGCTCCACCAACCCCAATCCGCCGCATAGAGCATGTCTGCCCACGGCGCTGCGGCAGGGACAACCCTGCCGTAGTCATCTTTCGTCGGGATGCCGGTGCTATTGACTGCGACTGTTGCGACGAGCGGATCGTCGAGCCGGAGCCGGATCGTCGGAAGGCACGATGTCAAGGATGGGCCGCTCGCCAGGACTATCACCGTCCTGCCCGCCCACATCGTCTTCGGGACTTTCCACGGTGTCGCCATCTTCTTCTTCCTCTGCCGGAGGATCGAGTTGAGGCGCAACGATAGCATCGGCCTCTGGCTGAGTCACGGCATCACCGCAGAACTCAGCGAAGCCGCGCTTGACATGATGCCAAGCGCTCGCGTCGTTGAGCAGATGGACGGAATCCTTCAAGAAGATCCGCCCATCTGCCAACTCGCGCGTTTCGGAGAACCGAATCGCGCGCATGTTACACGCCCACGATCTCATCGACATCACGGGCATCACCCATCCCCGCTACGCAACCCGGCGACGACGAACTCATTGCAATGGGGCGTCCGTGGAGGCGTCGATGGCGCTCGCCGGGGCATAGCGCGGATCGTAGCCTTCCAGAACGGCGCTGGCATCGGAGGTCGCGGTGCCGACAGTCATCACGATGGCGACGTACTCGTGGCCCTCGGTCAGCTTGTCAACCTCGACGTTGATGACAGCCTGCTTGTTGCTGTCGGTGCCGGCCTGGGTCAACTGCGTGATCGAGCCGACCACGGTGGGGCTGGCGCCGTTGCTCGAAGCGCTGGAGTGGACGGCGAAGTCGAGCGTGGCACTGGAGCCAAGATCGCCAGCGAAGACGGTAGCCTTCAGGCGACCGAAGCAGCGGGCGCGGACCCATGCAGACGTGTAGGCGGCTGCGGTGTAGGCATCGGGGTCGATGACGGCAATGATGCCGGCACGATCAGTGGGAAGCGTGTTGTTCTGCATTTCGATCTCCTGATTCGGTGGACTTGCCCGGCTCAGTTAAGAGCCGGGCATGATGGGTTACGCGCGGGTCGCGACAGCGCCGAACAGGCCGCGTGCGTTGCTTCCGGCGCGATATCCGGCGACCGTCGTGTTGCGCCAGGGCTGACCACCCACTCGCAGGATGAAGCGGAACGCCGTCACATCCTGATCGAAGTAGATGTGGATGCTGGTGTCGGCGCGGATGCCGCCGATCTTCGTGGCGCTCAGGTACATCTTCATGTCGCCGAAGATCACGTCACCGACATCGCCGAGCACCTTGCAGGCTTCGGTCGGGATGATCGGGCGGCCAAACAGCGTGCCGAACGGGGCCTGCGAGGCGCCGCCAGCCGGGATGTAGACCGGGGTTGCGACGGTTCCACCGCTGGTCGGGAACGACAGGAACGGCAACTGTTCCTCGACATCCGGGTGCATCAGCCACACGCCGCCGCGCCGGGACTCGGAGCGAACGCGGTAGTAGAGCTTCTGGAGGTTCTGGAAGTTGATCGTGTCCGCAGCCTGACCGCTTTCGGCGGCGACCGAAACCAGACCTCCGGAGTTCAGGATGCCCAGCGGCTGACCGACGCCCGTGCCATTGATGATCGCGTCGTTCAGGCGGAACGACATGATTTCCGGCGCCTTGCTCTGGACGTAGCTCGCCATCGACGACGCATCGGCCATCAGTTCCTCGGTCAGCGGCACCAGACAGGTGAGCTTGTGGAGGCGCACGGTGAGCGCGGTCAGGTTGGGCTTGCTCTGCGTCAGCGCTTGCGCTTCACCATCCCAATACGCGCGGATGCCGCCAGTGGACCACGAGGTCGTTTCGTCCAGCGGGATCGTGATGGCGTTGCTGGCCGTCTGCATCGTGTCGGTACGGGACAGCAGCGAATCCTCGCCCATGATCTTGCTGATGATCGCGGCGCGGAAGTCGGGCGGCACTGCGAAGCCACCATCGGCGCCGGCACCTTCGTTGCCGTAGGTCGTGGCAGCGTTGCTCACGAGGCGCGGATCGGTCACAGCGTTTCGCTGGCCGGCGCGAACGACGGACGCCAGGAAGTCGCTGTAGCGATTGAAGCCGTGGTTGCCGACAGTGCGATCCACGATGCTGATTCGGCCTTCGCCGGCACCGGGGCTGGCCGGCGCGCCGCGATTCGACGGGGCATCAGCGGGGACCGGAAGGGCCGGGGGCTGAGCCTGACGATTCACCGGAAGCGACACCGCCTTCTGCATGGCCTCGACGCGCTCACGCTGGGCAATCTCGGCAGTAATCGAGTCGAACTCGGAGTTGGTCTGTTCGATCAGATCCAATTCCTCCTTCGTCATCGGGCGACCTTCGGCGTCCGCCTTGTTCATCACGTTCGTCGAGCGGTCGGCCAGATCGCCGAGCTTCTGGCGAAGCTGATCGAGCGTGCCGCCGTCATTGCGCATGTTCAGAAAGCCGTTCACCTGGGCTCGAT